TTCATCCGTTTCACTAACGTCGATGTAGGCTTCACAACTCCCCGCCCCAACGTTCAGAACCGAGTGTGCATTATCGGTCAGTTCAGCCGGGGGCCGGCTAATGAAGTATCATTTATTGGCGGTATTAGTGACTTTCAGAATCGTTTTGGTTCTGATAATTCTTCTGGTTCTTTATTTTACCAGGCGGCTTATGAGCAGTTTACTGATCCTTCTGCTTTTAATGTTGCTGCAGTTAGAGTATTAGGTAGAAGTAAACCTGCGGCTACTGCTCTCTTATTTAGTGGTGTTGCCTCACAGAGTAATTTATTAACTCTTCACACGCGATATGTTAGTAAGGCTATTACTCGTGAAGAGTACGCCACTGATATTCCAGTATTAGATGGCTTTGTACCGTGGGGAGTTAGTGTTAATACAGGAGGTCGTTTTACTGGGACAGTATCTGGTCGTATCTTCTTCCGAGTTACTAGCGTTAGTGCAGATTCTGCAGTTGTTAAATATCAGTTTGTACCATTAGGTGGCACACTTACTGCTTGGGCTGACGTAAATGATGACGTTGTAGTTCTTACAGAAGATGGAGATAGTAGTTCTGGTGTAGCTGTAGTTCTAGAACAAGGTGTAACTTTAACCTTAGGTACAGTTCCTAATGCAGCGTTAGCACTAGCAGTAGGTAACGAAGGATATGCACGTGTTAATGCTTCTGAGGTATCTATTGATATTAACGAAGGAGATCTTCCTAACCAAGTAGTAAATAATCTAATTGAAGCTGCAACTGACGTAGAACCGTTTGGATCGATTGAACGTAATACTACTGACAATGGTGTAGTCATTACCTTAGATGAACGCCTAGTTCCTGGTATTGAAGGAAATAGATACTTCTTATTTACTACGTTAGAAGAAGTAGAGCCATCAGGTGGTCTAACTATTAACCCAGTACCTAGTAGTGACCCTGATGATTACACGGCATTTACAGGTGGAGTAGAGGGTCCGCGTCAGGCTTACCGTGATTTTTACCCACTTACAGGTACTACTCCTATCTTACGTATTCAGGCGGTAACTGAAGGTGATTGGGGTAATGGTCTTAGCCTAGACATCTATCCTATCTCTAATAGTGAGTTTCGTTTATCCATTAGTGATAGTAAGTCCACTGCATTTAATCCTCCTCTTATTGCTGAAAGTTATATTGTTGATCTTAATAGAACAGATGAATCTGGCTTCTTAACTGACTTAGCTGGTTCTAAGTTCGTTAGAGGTATGTTTTTACCTAAGTTCAATAATCCTCTTTCCTTTAATGTTAATCTAGCTCGCGTTAGTCCTGTTAGATTAGCACCTGCAGTATCTAGTGTTACTAATCCAGAGGACCCACGACATCCTAATTTCTTTGGACCTAACTTCCTTAAAGATGTTAGTTTAGAAGATGGATATGACGGCCCACTTGCTAATGACTCTGATTACATTGCAGTTATTCGTAACTTAGTTAATTATCCTGTCCATATCATTGCAGTAGCAGATGCTTCTTCTGAGGCAGTTAATCAAATCCTAATTGCTGAGTGTGAGCGCGCTACTGAGAGAGATGGTTTACGTATTGCACTGTTATCCTCTATCCGTAACCTAACACCTAACCTAGCTCCTAAGGCTAGTCGTGGGTATGACTCTACTCGTGCTGTAATGGTAGGTGGTTGGGTAACCTATGCAGGGCAAGCAAACGCACCTCGCTTTGCTGTACCAGCTTCTGCCTTCTATGCAGGTAAGTTAGCTAATATTCCTCACTATGTTAGTCCAGCTGCACGTGGTCTTGTAGGTCCTGTATTTGGTGTACTAGAAACAGACATTGATGGTAACAACAGCACCGCTTCTCTAGACATTTATAGTGAAGCTCGAATTGAAGTATTATCCCTAGATAAATTTACAGGTACATATAGCTTCTCTTCTGGTGTTACTCTATCGTCTGACCCTGCATGGGAACGTATTTACCTACGTCGTTCACATGACGTTGTGCAGACTGGATTAGAGCAGTTATTACGTTCGTTCTTAGCTCAACCTAATAGTCGTGATTTTCGTGCTCGTATTGGGGCAGGTATTAACGCGTATCTATCTAACTTACGGCAACGTGGTGAAATTCTAGACTTTAGACCGCCGACGATTGACGCTAGTAATAATACTCCTACTAGCTATCTAAATAGAGAGTTACGCATCGATGTTAGTTTCTTACCTCTCTACTCTGCTGATTACATTACTGTATCAGTATCTCGTGATGTTAACTCTCCTTCTTCGGTAATTAGTAGCTAATATGGATTTATTTAATGTTCCAGCCGTTAATGATTATGGTATTCAACCTTTCTCTGGATACCACTTTAACATCTTTGTTAATGATGCGGCTTCTGGTAATATTGCATGGGTGGGCGCTTTTCAATCATTAACCTACTCTATTCGTAATGCGACTGAAACTTATTTAGAAGTAGGTCAGCGCATTCCTATGTACCTAGATGGTGAGATAAACATTGCATGGGTACTAGAACAAGGTATGCTAGATGGTCGTTGGATGCAGCGCACCTTCGGTACTAATGAAATTTCTCGTGATCAAGTATTACAAGAATTTCCACGCTTTCATATTACGTATGATTGCAATGCTCAGTCTCTTGCTCAGGCAGAGAGTATTGATAGAACTTATAATAGTCAGCAGGCTGCTAGATTAGGTGCAACTGATTGGAAGAATGCCTTAAATAACGGGCAAGTTAATCCTAGTGGCCTTCAGTTACCTAGTGCTGCTAATATGGGTCGTCTAGCTCAGTTTCGTTATGAGTTCTCTAATTGTAAGGTAGATAACGTATCAGGTGGTATTATGCCTGGAAGACGTGTACCCGCTAAACGTTGGGAAGGCGTAGCACAAGGCGTTAGAATGGTAGAAGGTTCTGTTAAGAGCTTACAACGCACTCCTCGTGGTACATCGTTGGGTTCTGTAAACCTAACTCCGACTATTACTCAATAATTACTTTCTCCTTAACTATGAGACCTCATATGAGGTCTTTTTTTTGCCTACCTTCACCAATATATTAAGCTTGAAACTACTATCATGATTGGATATACTGAACAACAAAATTTACCTGCGTGCGTAGTTACACTAGCAACTGGCACTGAAGAAGTACAACCTATATTATTTGGTACTCGCCCCTGTGCTACTGAATTAAATACAGGTGGTTGGATAGTGCGTAGCTGTAAGGTAGCCATTAATGGTGATAACTGGAGTGTTGGTACAGCTAGAATAATACTTTCATCAGAGAAACCATTAGATGGTAGTCTTCTTCCACCACTTCCTGATGTTAGTAAGTATAGAGGTGGACAGTATCCGTACCTAAGTGAATTTGATGAAATAAGAATATATGCTGGTTGGGTATCAAATGAAGATTCCGTATTAGATGCTTCATTGCTGACTGAAGTACCATTTCCTATACCAGATACAGAATTAAAACCAAGAGAGGGGGCGCGCTTAGTTCCTATATTCTGGGGCTTTATAGATAAGATGGAACTAACTATGGATAAGAATGGTTACACCATTATTATTTCTTGTAGAGATCGTATGGAGTTACTAACTGATACACGCGTGTTAAGTAATCCTGACTTCTTATTTGATAATTCAACTGTAGAAGAGGGTGTAGTTAAAGGTGATAGAGCTAATGCTATAAGAGAAATACTTAACTTTGCTACTGGCTTCTCACCTATACCTGTTGAATCAGGTATATCAACTAACTCATGTTGGAAACAGTTTAAAGTTGGTATGACTGTTCGTGGTTATGAGTTGAGTGCAGAAGGTAAGGTACAACCACTATTTAAGGGGCTTAGGGCTCCTGCTACAGAAGCAGTTATATCTACCATTGAGAAATTAAATAAGTTAGACGTAGGTGATGAGATATTAGATCCTAGTAAGTGGGTTAGGGCTGCCTTATTCTCACCTAAAGATTCTAATAGTAATCCTCGTACTCACATATGGAGTGAAGGTCCGCCATTAATGCAAGGACATGGGGCCGCCGCATATACATTTATTAACCAGACTCCATTTGATGTAATTAACTCTGCCTTCATTACTAAGGAGTCCCGTCCTCTTGATGTGTTCTTTAGTCATGTTAATGGTGATTTTATAATTGCACCTAATGCGACTGATACATCAGGATATGAAGATGATTCACGTCATTACCGTACATACTTTGCAGGTGCATCTCCTATATCAAGTCAGTGTCCTAGTGAACCTCAGCAGATACAGGCCATGCGAGTTATGTCTAGTAATATAGCTACCTTTAATCGTTATGTTATTACAGATGATGCAAGTAACGGTGGGGGCCAGTCTTGGATTGAAGCTATAGAAGTTACATTACAGGCCACTCCACTTAAGTATGCTCAACGTAATCCGAGCATACCATGTCGTGTTCAGGTTATTGAAGATAAGAACCTAAGTGCATATCAGGATGTAGGTATTTCTAAAGAGGCCGCAGCTATGCTAGTAGGTGCAAGTGCAGCTAAACGTTATAGTCGTGATATTAATGCAGTTGGAATTACAGTGTTAGGTGATCCAACATGGTATATGAATGAATCGTTCCAGGTATGGAATACACTATTACATGATAGGTTCATTTTAACTTCATATGATACTGTAGCAGAAGAAAAGTTAACAGCAGATACTAAACAGAGTATAACTAACTTAAGCGATAAAGCAAGGGAGTGGGTTAAAGAACAGAAAAATGGACTTAATAGATTTATACCTTTTCCTGAAGGTAGTGCGGCTGTGGGTAAGTTACTTAATAGTCATGCTAATTCTACCGATGGTGCGCTTAATAATATTAATAGTGGTCGTATTATTAGTGATGCGGATAATGTAATATTACCTAAGTATAAGGCGCGCAGTATTGTTCATGAAATAGATGCTAGAAAGGGTTACTTAACTACTATAGAGGGGGTATCTGAGTAATGTTTACAAATGCAAATAGTAACTTCTATAGCGAACCAAATAGCCATAAGATAACTAAATCTAACTATAGTTTTCAACGTGGAGTAGTCATTGAAGCAGAAAGAGATAATCAACTAGGTAACTATTATAAAGTTAGATTATTTAAAGGAGGTGTGGTACTACCATCAGTTAGATTAGCTTCTACATTTGGTATGAATGGCGTAGGTGAGTACAGAGCTCTTAATAAGGGGCAGCCTGTATTAGTTGCCTTTACAGATGGTAAGCTAGAGGATGCCTTTATTATAAGTTCATTTAATTCTGAAGGTGATTATAACACCTTCTATAATGAAGGTAAGTTACAACGCCCTAATGAGTTAGGTAGTAATGAGCGGCCATATAATCAGCCACTGGGTCATCCTAATAGAATAACTCAACCTAATGCCTCGTTCACAGTTACAGGTACTAGATCACTTGATGTACCATATGAAGATCCAGGTGCTTACTCACTTGAGGAAAGCTATAAACATCAGGAGCGGCCGGGTATCATTGAACTAAGAAATGATGCTGGTACACGTGCGTTATACACCGTAGGTGATTCTATACACTTTAGTGATGGTAATATCTACCTGATAACTGGAGGTAATAAGATAGATACTACAGCTAGGTATAGTGAGTTAGCACAGAGACACTGTGGTAAGGCAGAGGCACTAGAGCAGAGGCTAGGTATTAGACCGTCCACACCTTCTGACCCTTCCTTTCGTAGTGGAGTTGTACCACTTGTAACTAATGATGCACCTGTGTCATTTAATGCAAGTGCTATTGATATTCAATATAGAATTAAGGAAGAACGGCGGCTATGTGAGGCATATCTAGAGGCAGCTAAGGGATCATTACAACAGAGTGCTGAGAATACAGTAATTGCAGAAGATCAACAGAGGGCTCTTGAAGAAAGTGAAGGCGCAACACTTAGTGAGGATAATAGTGTAAGTGAATTAAAATTACCACCTTCTATTCAATCCTTCTTTATACAGGAGTTAGATGGTAAGGAGGTATTTAGTAGTAATGCTACTACTGCACCTGCATCGGCAGCATCATCTATAGGTGTAGTTATAGCTGCATTATTAATTAACAAGGCAATACCAATTGATGAAGTTATAACAATTACACGCGATGTAGTAGATGTAAATGGATCAATTAGGGCAGGTCAGAAGATAACAGTTAAAGACCTAATTACTAATATGCTTAAGTTCTCTAGTATAACTGCAACTAACGCCTTAATTAAGAGAATGGGCGGCTTTGCTTCACTAGGAGTTCAGTCATCATATCCAAATACTATCATTAGAAAGTATCTTCACCTACCTGGCCAGCCTAACCAGACTACTGCAAAGGATGTATCACTTGCAATGAAGACCATAATTAATGACCCATCTGCTATTGCTGTTCATGCTGAAGGTGTAATTAGGCAGACTACTAACTACAGATATACAGGTGAAGCGGGGGGTGTAGCTGGTTCTAATAGTGCTGTAGTTAGTAATGTAGGTCTTATGACAGTAAATAATAAGGACTATATAGTAACTGCATTCTCTAATCAAGATGGTAATAAACCATCTAATAGGTTAGCTATTAAGTCAGTGTATGATATGACATATAAGTATCTGAAGGAGCGACGTGAGCAGACCAACTAGAGCATTTATTGAACAGAAGTTATCTATACCTGAGTATAGGGCCTTACTTGACGTTATATCTGATCCTCGATATGAGGGAGCTAATTATAATACACTCTTTGGTGGTCGCACATTTTCTAGTTATGCTGACCACCCTAGACAACGAATATGTAGTGGTAGTTATTGCTCTACAGCAGCAGGGCGCTACCAGTTCTTATCCTTTGTATGGGATGAAGTAAGGGCTCAAGCGGGGTTATCAGATTTTAGTCCTCGGTCTCAGGATATAGCAGCTATATATAGAATGTTTACCTTACGTAGAGTAACACCAGAGGATATAGAAAGTGGTGACCCTACTAGGTGGATGTCTAAGATACATGATGAATGGACATCTATTCCAGGTGGTTCTACACCTCAACTTAGAAAACAAGATAAGGGTACTAGAGAACAATTTATACAAAGATATAAGGAATACCTGGCCTACCATAAGGGACAGGGGCCCGCGCCATCAGGTAGAGAAGATGCCAGTTATGATAATGTCGCAACTATTCCAGGTGAGAGTTCACATACAAATGAATTTGTATCTAGTGGTATAGGTAATACCATTAGTGCATTATTTGATAGATATTCTACTGATTGGCCATATACACAACAAGAGGCAATTGTATGGACTGGTTCGCAAGTTAAGATGTCTAAACCAGTAATAACTGGGGGTTCATCTTATGGTGCAACCGCGCCTGGATTTGCATTTAATGAAGCTGCATCTGCACCTACCCCAGCACCTAGTAATATTCCTGCTAGTAATGGTAAGGCAGTTAGACCAACATCTGGACCTGTAACAAGTAACTTTGGTATGAGGGTGCACCCCATATCTAGAGTTAGTAGGCCACATAATGGTATTGATATAGCTCCGCCAATTAATACACCTGTAGTAGCTGTATTAGCTGGAGTAGTTACCTTTGCTGGTACTAATGGAGGTTATGGTAAGCAGGTTAAGATTAGACATGATAGTGGTCATGAGAGTAGTTACGCTCACCTTAATTCCTTCTCAGTGAAGGTAGGTGCAACTGTAGCTCAAGGACAAGAGATAGGGAAGGTAGGGTCAACTGGTGCTAGTACTGGCCCACACCTTCACTTTGAATGGAGGTTAAATGGGCGGCCCTATGACCCACGTACAACCATATTAAGAGGTCTAGTATGAGATTTATATCTGATGAACCCTGTCGTAAGCACCTAGAGTTGTTACTTGATAGAGCATATCCATTTCCACAGGCAGATGCTCGTTCAGGTGCAGTATTACTTCCACTATTACCTCGTCCTACCTGGGTAGGTATGGCTCTACTATTAGGTGAAATGGAGGTTGAACCTTCTTTAAATAAGCTAGAACCAATTAAAATATTAGATTGTGCGGCGGCCTGTCTTAATATTAAAGTACCTAATTACTATAGAACTCTAGTTGATAATCCTCAACCAAGAGAATTAAGTAATTACTTCTATTATGATACTAACCTGGGCACTGGTATTGAGGTAAGAATTAAAGCATACCTATCTCGACATCAAGTTAATACTGAACTAGCAGATGTATATGCTCGCGTTACATCGATAGATGATAGAGTTAATGCAGCTAACCTATTTGCTACGTGGATGGGGTTATCACAGCGTACACGAGCCCATATTACCTCTATTATTATTAAGTATCTGGATGAGTTATCATGAGCCTAGTTATTCCTATTGATTATACAGTTGAAGACTGGAATAATCTATCACGTCGTCTAGATCATTATGAAGAAGAGAATGCTGCTCTACTAATGGCTGCTGCTCAGGAGCGTATAGCAAGTAGAGCCGCGGCCATTAAAGTACCTAATGCCAGTACATGGAAAGCCCTAGCAGATACACTTGAGTCAGAGTTATGGTTATTACTAACCTTACCATCTAATACTGACTTAAATGGTGAGCGCACTTCTGAACATTACCGTAGGTATAGTAGATTATCACCTACTCCAGTTATTACACCTAACACTAGGTACTTACGTGAGTTACTATACACAAATAGGAGGGTATGGTGTACTGCTCATAACTCACTTGGTTACTATTTATTACTATCTAATTATAGAGAGCACTATAGTCATCCTAGCCGTCTAGTATATGAAGCTGTGAACGCAACCTGGAGGTTAACTAATGCCTGGAAGGACTACTATCGTCAATTAGAAGAAGAGGACCTATCACTACTATATAGTAACTTTATTAGTTTTCTAAACTTACCTAATGGTATTGATAAAGTAAGGGAGTTCCTTCTAGCTATAGAGGAGCTATCTAATATTGACTCTGAAGTGCGAGCCATATTACATCGTTATTGGATAGCTCCTAATACCCAGTATCTATGGTATGACCTATGGCATGGACAATTAGATCCATCTATGTATGATCTGTATAGTGAATTACTTACATGGTCTATTCAAACAGATACTACTAATAGTAGGTTAGATAGATTACGAGCTTCCTTATTAGCAGAACCTGGATTAATTAGACAGGTTAGTGCAGAGATTGTAACTTCATTACCATATCCAGGTGGACTTAATTCATTACTAATTGCCTTTGCTGCACGTCTAGTTAATGATGCTTATATTGATGCAGTTCGTAACCCCAATGCAGGTGACTTAATATTCTCACTAGGGGTAGCCAATACAGATGAGGCGCAGAGGCTAGGTCGAATTAGAAAAAGGTTGTATATAGCTGGCTCATTACTAAGACGTGGTACATATCAACACATAGTAGCAGCAGGAGCTAACCTAACGCTCTTATCTCAACTGGATAATATAACTACACCTATACGCAATTTAGACTTATGACCTCAATTCAATCCATCATTAGTCAGGCAGATGCAGTCGTAGGTAAGGTCAACCCAGCACTACAACTACCATCTATATCTCAGGATATTGTTAGCACTAATAGTAGTGCTATACGCCACCATACATCAAAATTAGTAGGTGAGGCGGCGGCTACGACTACACCCTCTGAGTTCCGTCCTCGTTCTATTAGTTCTCAGGTATTACTGGAAGCTATGAGCGCCGTAAGTGGTGCAAGTAAGTTAACAGAGGATACGCTTAATGCTAATCAAGTTATAAGTGAGGGTATCCTTCCTAATGTTAGTGGCACGATAGAGACGCTGGGTAACCTCGGAGCTAATGGCGCTATATCAGCTAAGGAGTCTATAGAGAAGTTAAAGGCCAGTACTGCCTGTAGTAGTAAGGCCGAGGTTAATGATATAGCTACAGGTAATGTGACTATTGCATCTGCTAATAGGACTGTTATATCTGGTAATACTACTAGCATCCTATCTGACACTAACCTAATAACCCGCGCACCATATCAGCAGACCATAGCAGGTGATGTTGTTGTGCAATCTAATAACTCCATTGTTCATGTGAGTGATCTACATCATATATCAGGTAAGAGTGCAAGTACAACTGTAGATAATGAGATTATCATGCGCTCTAAGTCTCACCTACGGGTTAGTGAATCAAGTGAGACACTTAGTCGTAATGAGAAGATGATGGCAGTAGAGGGAATAGAGCAGTTAAGTACAAACTTTGTATCCTATGCCACAACTGCATCAGTGATTGGACTTAATGAAGTTAAAATGCAGAGTTATGGTGAGTTAGAAGCACGTGGCTCTAATGTATCTCTAGTAGCCGCGCCGGTACTTGGTATAGGTGGGTTAGATGATCTATTATCTATAGGTGAGGATATAATATCATTAGGTAATATTGATTTATATTCTGCCTTGCCAGGTGGTGATATAAATGGATTTACGGTATCTGCTGCAGGTGTATCTGGAGTAGCCACGTCAAGTACAACTTATGTACTGGGTACGGAAACACGTATAGCTGGTGGGCCACTTATATATCAGAGCGGCCCTAGTGTATTATCACTAGGTGGAGTAACTACTATTAATACACTACCACCACTACCTATACCTCCACTGTTAAAGATTAGTGATATTCTACCTATACCTGAGCTACCATCATTTCCTGAAGACTTTGACCCATGTGCGAAACCTAAGCCACGTGCAACTCCTACTGCACCTCTAACTCCTACAGAGAATGATACTGCACCTACGGATAGTTCTAATCAGTTACCTACATTTGGTGCAGAGGATTTACCTGATAGTCCATTAGAAGGTAATAGATCATTTAGTACTACAGATATACCATCTATATCTAGAGTTGAAGGAGTTAAGCAGCAAGCTACACCTCGTAATAGGGTATCTAGTCCTAGACCAAAGAGTTCAGATTCAACTGATCCACGAAACCCACCTGCCTTACCATTACCAGAACAAGCGCGCCCCTCTGCTATAGCAGTTACTCCTTCTGATGTGTATTTAAGAAAAGCTGAGGAACCAGGTGTTGACTCAGAGGCTCTATCTATATCTTTAAATGAGTCACCCTTTGATCTAACACCAGCTTTAACATTTGATAACAATAGTGTTAGTAGAATTGTGAGTGATCTAGGATTACCTATTACTGATATACAAGAACTAACTAACCTAATTAATAAACTTGATAGTGGTCAACTTAGCTCTGCTACTGGTGTATTAGCTGACTTACTTAACACATACCCTAACTTTAAACAAAGGTTAGAACAAGAGATACAGAAACGATTTGCAGCCTTAGCTATAGGTACACTAGAATTAGAAACTACATTATTACCATTATGGAAGAACATAACAGTATCGGATAATAGTCAGAGAAAACAAACATTATTATCTAAGATAGCGCAGCAACTACCCAATTTATTTAATGAGTTAGGGTTTAATGAATTTACTGATATATCTTCACTAGCTACACTAGGTACAGAACTATTAAATGGTAATGTAAGTTCTAATACTATTGATACAGTTATATTAAATTCAGTAGGTCGTACATTAGAACGCGTATTAGGTGTAAGTTCGTCTTCATTAGCTACAGCTACATATAAGGTAGCTCAACAAATTGCTAAAGGAGAAAGTATTGATGTAGCATCTACTATCAGTTCACTTGTTAGTAGTGCCTCTCCTGCCTTAGGTCAAATTGCAAATACAGTAGAGTTAGGGCAGCAGATATATGGTATAGCCACATCCTTAGCTAGTAGTGTATCTAGAGGTGATATAGCCTCTATAATTGGTGGTGGTAATCTTAACTCTATTATTAGCAGTGGATTAGGAAGTATAATTGGAGATAAAAATAAGGCTCTACTTAATTCATCTATTAATCTAATAGAGAGTGGGTTTGCTCTAGGCAAGACACTAAGCCGTTTACCTAGTTTAATTGGTAGTATTACATCAGCTGGCATTCCTGCATTACTAGAGATAGGTCAGATATTAACTTGTCTTGACTTATTTAGTAAGGTAACAGATGTAGTTAATGATGTATCTACATTAGTGAGTGGTAAGCCAAGTAGTGTAGAGGCAGTTAACCTTCTTAATCAATTACCACGTGTAGTTCAATTATTTAATACAGCTTCGCAACTATTTCAGCAAGGAGATAATAATCAACAAGAAGAGTTACTTAATCTACTACTACCAGATGCAACTGAGGATGAGCGAGGAGTTCTAGCAGATGTATTAAGTAATCCATTACCTACACTAGACACTCCATTACCTACATACACCCTAGTTACTAGCGCAGTAGTAGTTAATAGTTTTAAATCAAATGGTATTGAATGGTCACTTGTTAACTCTGACTTATTTATTGATGAGCATGACCTACCTGGAGAAGGCACTAAGTTACAGATAAGAGTATGTGAGTGGGTAAACACAGCAGGTTACCAACTATACCCATATCAAGGTACAGATAGTTATACTACAGAAGTATTAACATATATTGTATCTGATTATGATGAGAGTACTAATGTAGGACAGGCCACCTATGCAGGATGGGAACCTTATCTTAAATTAGTAGACGATGCAGGTATCATATATAACTACTCAGCTAGTAGTATTGGTACACGAATTAACCCTAACGTATTAGAGGCCTATATACTTTGATTCCAATTGACGCACCTACCCTACTACAGTATGGTATAGCTGTTTATGTTCCAGCTGGATGTCATACCTATGAAATAGAAATATTCTATAGTAATACAGTTAATCCTAGATTAAAACTATCAGATAGAAAGCGTGTTTGGCGTAATAGTGCAACAGCAGGTGAGAGGGGTGTCCTATTCCTATGGAAAATAGACAGTCCGCTTAGAGTTGGATATTATACTATTGTGTTACGTGGATATGGAAAAGCAGGTGGAGAGGGAACCCTATCACTTGCTATATTTGAGCCTACTGACTGCTGGGTTGTAGGGCTACCTTATTCTTTATATCCTCCGATTGCCCTACAGTAACGATGGACTTATCTGATAACTTACAATTAATTAATACTGAGAATGGCGTTGAGTTTCTATTAGAAGATGATACTGTAAAGTTAATTCGTCGTGCACTAGAAACTCAACCAGGAGAGGTAGGTCTCTGGCTAGTGCAAGATGAACAACCCACCCCAATTGATGTTAATTATGGTAATCCTTTATATTTTGCCCTATCCAATCCACTAGATTTAACTTGGATTAATGGGGCTGGGGCCTCTATTAGGAAGGCTCTATCATTCTTACCTGATAATTACGTAATACTTAACGTTAATATAGAAAGAACAGGTAACAGAGACGTAGCTATATTAGTTAGATATAGAGTGGATAATATAGATAGTAA